TACTAAACATAAACCATAGATTGGAACTGTACTCATAAAGTCTCTGTGCAAGATCGAAATCAGTCTCACCTTTATAAGTCGCACCAAAAACACTAGCCCTTGCAAAAGCTTCTTGAGCATGAGTTTCTTCCTCCCAAAAATATCTATCTTTTAATGTATCTAAACTAAACTTGTCTAGCTTTTTTTCTTTGTCGTAATCTATAACTATTCCTAAGTAAGGCTTCTTGCCTATCTTATCTTCAATCATTCTCTGTTTCCTCTTGATTTAAATGTAAAGCAATCAATGCGTAGTGAATGATTTTAAGTAAATCTTTTTGAGACTTTCCATCTTTCTTTCCATATCTCATTGCATACTTCATGATATTACCTACACAAAATCCCTCTCCATGTCCGGCATCTATAATCATATCAGTTGCTTGATACTTTGAATGAGCATAGTGTTGTGTATAAGTATTATCTATATACTGATGTACTGCTCTAATATTCAAATTCTCATTAAACTTATAATCCATATCGCTTCCTTAATGTATTGTGTCCTCTTCGGATATTCCTGTCAATCTTCTTTTGTATTCTATTTCAATTAAGTCTTGCATCTTTTCAATCACTTCAATATCAACTTCGTTGATTTGATGTCCGGAAAAAATAAAACTTCCTATAATCATAATCAGTTCACTTAAATCTATATCCTCTAAGTTCCAAGTTACAATTGTATCTTTAAACTCAGGCACGTTCTAACTCCTGAACTTGAACCTCTGTGATATCTTTACCAGTTGCTTTGACAACTTTCTTAATACCTTTAATAAACCATCGTAAAGTGTACGCAGAAACTCTGAGATGCCTATTAGCATAAATATGAGTTTGATCCGGCAAATATTCTTCCAAGTTATTAATTTGAACTTTATCTTTTTCATCATCAGGTACTACACTCCTTAACCAATCAAGCATTAGCTGCTTGGCGTGTCTTCTTATTAGCTTTTCTTTTTTTGAATTCATGTGTAATTTCCTCTACTTTAGGTTCTTTAACTACTTGTGTTAAATAGGAAAGCCCTTTCGCATATTTAAATACTCGAAGACCTTTACCATTGTTTGAATCTTTGTGACATTCAACTTTGTGCCTACAGAAAAAACATCCTCTAGGGAGTTTCATGTTACCGGATTGTCCGTCAGGAATGGGTTGATAGCAGAGTTCAGGTGGTGCTGACTTGCGTAAAGATTTCTTGACTGTATTTATTTTACTCTCTATGTTGGGTTTGTCAAGTTCTTCCGGTATATAAAGTGCAAGTTCTCCATTTTCTTTGTTCATTGCTAAGAATCCACCTTCGGAAGTACCATGACCTGCCTCGTATCCGGCAAGCTGAGCGAGGTATCCGAAGGTATCATCTTGAGCTAGTGTTCCGTCCTTGAACTTCTTAAAGGCATAACCTGATGCAGTCTTAACATCTACTACTTCACCATCAATAACACAATCCATGTGTCCTTCAATGCCTTTTACTTTTACATTCTTTTGTTCATGTTCTACTTTATGTCCGGCTAATCTAACTAATAATAAGACTACCTCTTCTAACATATGACCATAAAGAAACTTTATAAATGTATTAGGAGCAATAGAACTTTCTTGTTGTTCAGTCTTCATGTCGTACCATAGTTGCCTATTAGGTCTACCAATGTTTGACATACGTAATGTTCCTTCTGATCTTTCAGTCGGTGTAGACCAATGACGTAAAACTTCTTTCATGTCTTCACCAAACTTATCTATAACTTTCTCAGATAGATTAAGTGATTTACCCTCCCCAAGTACAGAAAGTTTTTTGTAGATATCATCTACTAATGTATTTAGTTTTTTCTTACTCATGTCTTATGTTTTACCCATTCACATTTTCTATTATCTGGATTAAATTTTATTATTTGCACACCTAAAAGTTTTTGTTCTTCACTCCTTGCAGTAGTTCCATTCGAGCCATTGTTTGATCTAGTTTTAATATCTGTTAATGTTATGTTTCCATCTTTAACAGCAATTAAATCAATTGGACCATCACAACCACAATTTTTAAAAACTTCATAGCCTTGATCCCATAACCATGTGACTGCATAAAACTCCGCAAAGTCTCCTCTGCGATTCTCACTTTTATTGTTAGTGTGTTTCACTCCAGTTCT